CCTTACAATCATTTAGCAGGTGCAAGAGCAATGGCTCGTCACGTTGCTAATGGCGGAATTCCACATGATGACTTTGGTAAGCACATCATTGAAACATCAGGTAAGATTGCACAACTTACTGCATTCAAACGTTATGTTCAACATAAAGATTTTATGAACAGCACTTCAAATGATATCATTGAAGGTGCTAATTTTGAATTAGAAAATTTAAGAACACACATTAAAAAATTACAAGGTCAAAACTATTATCAAGAATGTGCTACAGGTTATGCACCTGCACATGATGTAGAACTCGACGAAAATACTGCTAATGAATTAAAGTCGGCATTTACAATTCCACAGTTTAATGAGGACTTAACTGATATGTTCCCATTATTAAACAATATCTATCAAAAGAAATTACAAGAAAAAGAAATTAATTTAGAAGATGTTGTTAAAGAATCACATGACGACGAAGAACACGAAACAGAATTTGAATTCACAGGTGATGACGGTGAAACAGGTATGGGATATCTTTACTACAAAGTAGTTAATGGTAAAGTAGATCCTAACTCATTAAGAGGTGAAGCAGAAGGTGACGGCAACAATAAACTAGATAACGAACTAGCAACTGCTGTTGTTCAACCAGATGGTCCAGACCACGAATATGCAATGGATGCCGCACAAGATGACTACAATGATAAGATGGGTCAAAAAGAAGTTCATTCACCAGAAGAAGAATTTGAAGATTGGGCAGACTCTGTTGTTGACGAAGCAATGGATAAAGCAAAAGTAGCAGTACTGAACAAACTAGTTGGTAAGCACTTTCCTGTGGGACCAGATGCAACCAACGCTATCGAAAGTCTAAAAGGAATTATAGATAACGAAGAACTCAATAGTGAGTTAAAGGCATTAGCAGACAAGGATCCAGATTCTTGTGCTAGACCCTTAATTTACAATTACCTAGAGAAAAATGATCCTGAAGTTTTAAATGATTTAAACTTTGGTGATATGAAAATGCCTGCGAAGTATAATAGCGGTGACATTGATGCATTCAACGCAGAAGATGATACTACCGACGTTACTATCGATAAAGATGGTGCTATGAAACTTGCAGGAGACAAAGACGACGAGCCTAAAGATAAAAAGGCTTCTGCCGAAGAGGTAATAGAGTTTGTACGCTCATTCTATGACAAAGAAACTGGGGCGTTTCCAAGAGGCGAAACTGGCGTGATCATTTCCGCTCGTAAGCGTTTTGGCGATTCCGTAGGGGATCTAGTTGAGAGATTTGTATCCAAACTAACTGGGAAAAAGGTACAAGTCGAAGGCGACGATGAAGGTAGCGAAAAAGACAACAAAGGTTTCTCAGATAAAGAAATCAAAATGGCTTTTGGAGTACTAAACGATCCGCGATACAAAGGCGGTAACTATTCTGGTGCAGTAAAAATAATTAATAAGATTGCTCCAGGTTTGGCTAGCCACCCAAGTGTTGCAAAAGCATTGCAAAGAACGAACGAAGATCTTGAGTACATCAAGTCTAAATTGGCAAAAATAATTAAATAATTTCAGAATTTATAGTTGACTTTGTAGAATAAGATAACTATAATATAGATATGTTGTTAGGTTACATCATATCTACAACAGGCACAATATATTAAAGGCAAAAAAGGAGGCTTATTATGGCAACATTAGCAGAAATACGTGCAAAACTAAAAGAGCAAGAAACCCGTCAAGGCGGAAACGCACCCACAGGCGGTGGCGACAAAGCAATTTACCCACATTGGAATATGGCAGAAGGAACTGAAGCAGTGCTTCGATTCTTGCCTGATTCTGACAAAGAAAACATTTTCTTTTGGAAAGAACGTTTGATGATCAAACTACCTTTCGCGGGTATCAAAGGACAAACTGATTCACGTCCGGTGACAGTTAACGTTCCATGTATGGAAATGTATGGAGAAACTTGTCCAATTCTTACAGAAGTTAGACAGTGGTTTAAAGACAAATCATTGGAAGACCAAGGACGTAAGTATTGGAAAAAGAAATCATATATCTTCCAAGGCTTTGTAGTTGAAAATCCATTAAAAGAAGACGAACAACCAGAGAATCCAATTCGTAGATTTATTATTGGCCCACAGATCTTTCAGATCATTAAGGGTGCATTAATGGATCCAGAAATGGAAGAACTACCAACTGATTTCGTTCGTGGCGTAGATTTTCGCATTAAGAAAACAAGCAAAGGTGGATATGCTGATTACTCAACTTCACAATGGTCACGTAGAGAACGTGCATTGGTTGATGCTGAGAAAGCGGCTATTGAAACAAATGGTTTGTTTGATCTAAATGACTTCCTACCTAAGAAACCATCAGACGTTGAAGTTAAAGTAATGACAGAAATGTTTGAAGCATCTGTAGATGGTGAAGCATATGATCCAGATCGTTGGGGACAGTACTTTCGTGCACCAGGCATGAGTGCTTCCACAGGTGATCCAAATGTAAGCAAATCTGCACCAGCAGTAAAACCTATGACTCCTGTTGAGGAAGATGCAAACGCAGGCGTAGAACGTGATGACACAGGAACTGTAAAACCAATTCAGTCAACACCTGTATCTGAAACTACTGAAGAAAAACCATCAAGTGAACGTGCTCAAGAAATTTTGAAAATGATCCGTTCACGTCAACAGTAATAGGGAGCAATCATGGCGAAACCATTTGACGTGTCAAAGTTTCGTAAAGGTCTTACCAAGTCTATTTCAGGACTTGGTGTAGGCTTTAACGATCCTACTGACTGGGTAAGCACAGGTAACTATGCACTCAATTATCTAATCTCCGGAGACTTTCACAAAGGTATTCCGTTGGGCAAGGTAACTGTGTTCGCAGGAGAATCTGGTGCTGGTAAGTCTTATTTCGCTAGTGCTAACATTGTAAGAGCCGCACAAGAACAAGGCATCTTTGTAGTTTTAATTGACACAGAGAATGCACTTGACGAAACTTGGTTAAAGGCTTTGAATGTTGACACCAGTGAAGAAAAACTATTACGTTTATCAATGAGTATGATTGATGACGTAGCAAAAACTGTATCAAACTTTATGAGTGAATACAAAACGGACTACGGTGATAAAGATCCGGAAGAACGTCCTAAAGTACTGTTTGTAATTGACTCATTGGGTATGTTGTTAACACCAACAGATGTTAATCAGTTTGAATCAGGTGACTTAAAAGGTGATATGGGTAGAAAACCTAAGGCACTTACAGCACTTGTGAGAAACTGTGTTAATATGTTTGGTAGTTACAATATCGGTATGGTGTGTACTAACCACACTTACGCATCACAAGATATGTTTGACCCTGACGACAAAATCAGTGGCGGACAAGGATTCGTGTATGCTTCATCTATTGTAGTGGCAATGAAAAAATTGAAACTAAAAGAAGATGAGGATGGTAAAAAGGTAACAGATGTACGTGGTATCAGAGCCGCTTGTAAGGTAATGAAAACACGTTACGCTAAGCCTTTTGAAAGCGTACAGGTCAAGATTCCTTACGAAACAGGTATGGACCCTTACAGTGGATTAGTAGACTTGTTTGAAAAACAAGGACTACTTAAACAGCAAGGTAATAGATTAAAGTTCGTTGACTCTTCAGGAAAAGAGTATCTCGAATATCGTAAGGACTGGACAGGCGAAAAACTTGACGTCATTATGAAAGATTTTTCCTCGTTAGATGATAAGTATCTTGGTACTGAACCAGAAACTATCATAGAGGAAGAAACAGAGAATGGAAATGAGTGAAGAACAACTTATCGATCTATGGGACATATTCGCTAACTTTGTTCCTAAAGCACAGAAGGAAGACGCGGCACTTGGATTTATTAGGTGGTGCGAAGACAACGGTGTTGAGGAAGATGTTATTTACGAACTAGGAAATGCTGACCCTTACTTAGAAGAAGCGGTCAAGGATTTACTAGGCGAAGAAACCGAATCATACAAGCCTGACTCAGAATATGAAGATGACGGCGATGAATGGTCCGAATACCAAGACGACGAAGATGAAGACTGGAAATAAATGATTAATTGGTACTCAAGGATAACCCAAGATATTGGTAACATACCTGATTGTATTACATGGTATGAAACCCAATTAGACGAGGCCAGAGTGGAATGCTATTTAAAGGGAAACCTAGAAAAAGCGGCCGCAATGATGCCTGGTATAGTTGAAAAAAGATTTGCACAACTGCAAGAAATTGAGGGTATTCTTGAGTACCTTAACATCGAACTCCGTAGAATGAAGTCTAAATTTTTTAGACAATACTTAGAAAATTATCAAAGAGCACTTTCAAGCCGAGACGTAGAAAAGTATGTCGAAGGCGAAGCAGACGTTGTTGATATGGAAAAAATTATCAACGAGTTTGCCCTGTTACGTAACAAATGGTTAGGAATCTTAAAAGGCCTCGATCAGAAGCAATGGCAGATAACTAATATTACTAAGTTACGTGTAGCAGGAATGGAAGATGCCTCAATTTAAAACAGTAGTTTTACAAAAAATTAAAAGACCTCAATCAAATTGGTCTGATAAAGATATTCTTTACAGCAAAGAATCTCTTGACGTTTGTCGAAAATTTAATCTTGATCCAACAACACAGGAATATTTTGTTCCAAGTGTGTCTGGGTCTATTTTCAATTCTTTAAATTTTAAACACTTTCCAAATATGAATGATGTGTATGCTCGTGATCCCGATGCACTGGCAAGATTTTTAACACATTGGAAGGTATGGGAACGTGTGGTTGTTGACAATCAACCCTATCTTATTGTTGACTACAATGCATATCAAATAACAGAAATTCCTGAAAACATTTCAGATATGTTTATACACGCACTTCATTTAAGTGTTAAATCGGATCATCCATCAAATGTTATTAGAACTTTTAAACCCACTATTACAGTTGACAAGGATGGCACTAGAAGATATACAAAAAACAATGCTAGAATAGAACATCTTGATTATGCAATGATGAAAGAAAACTTTATTCCTAATCTTGTTGCATATATGATTAAACCCTACGGTGTGGTACGATTGGCAAAATTTATTCAACGTGAAGGTGTATTACCGATCGACATTATGCTTAACGGTGGTATTATTAATTTACAATTTACCACAATGCCATACTTCACAAAGAATATTGAGTAAGAGGTTTATTCTTGATAGACAGTTTTACATATTTTAACGAACAAGATATTTTCTTTCTAAGATTAGAATATCTAAATCCTTATGTAGACAAATTTGTGATTGTAGAATTAGATACAACTTTTAGTTTACAACCTCATACTAAAACATTTGATTCTGTGTATAGTAAACTACCTACAGATATTAAATCTAAAATTGTTTATAATTTTATAACCGTCGATCCAGATAAAGTAAGATATGAAGGGAAAGCCGGAGATATTGATTACAAAAACAAAAGCAGAATAATTGATCTTTATATGAGAAATGGG